GAATACAAGAACGGCTTAACAATGTTGAGACGAGAAACACGCTTATGGAAGCCGACCTCGTTAAGAATACAGAATTTAGAATTAAATGGCCAAGAGGAGAGTTAGGCAGTTTACCGGCAGATGCTCAGCAGGATTTATTAATAGAATTTATGGCACAACAGCTTGAGGGTATGCAAAAGGATATGGAATCAATGATGAGTAATACTGTAAATATAAAAAGGTCGCAGAAAGATATAGAACGATTACTTGATGATGTTGAGAAACTAAAGGATAAATTAAGGGACTCGAATGGAGGTAATTAGCGTAATCGTCATGTTCATATTCGGGAATATGAACGACCAAGAGCACAGACTGACCCAATACGTCCCAATGGAATCACTGTCCTCATGTATGAAGGAAGTGAGATTGCTCAAGAAAAAGGAAACAGACTATAAGAAGGACGCATTTTGTGGCCCTGCCTTGGTGGAATTGAGTGATGATGGGGAAATACTGACATTGCATAATGAACTCCCAGAAGGAGCAAAGATGGTAAAGAAAGAAATAAGCAAAGAAGCATTCAAAAGATGGACGCTAAGCAAGAAGGAAAAATGGAATAACAAATAACTATAAAGGAAACTAATGACTACAGGAAAAATTAAATGGTTTAATCCAGCCAAAGGATATGGATTCATTGAACATGAAGGAAACAAAGATGTCTTTCTGCATGTATCGGCTTTGGAAGAGGCTGGTATCGATAAGTTGACAGAAGGAGAAGAAATAGAATTCGAGATAGGGGATAACAAAGGAAGAGAAAACGCAATTAACATAAAGAAGTTGTAGATGAGAAATGACTACAGTATGGTTTTTAATTGAGACATTTTGCTTGGAGATGCAGGCATTTCCAGAACAACTGGAACGATACAAGAAAGAAAAAGACAAAGGTATAAGATTAAACGGAAAAGAACTAGGAGTATAACATGGCATCAACGTACACGACAAGGTTGCGTTTGGAAAAACAAGGAACAGGCGAGAACGCCAATACTTGGGGTGACAAGACCAATGACACCTTTGATTTATTGGATGAGTCCATCTACGGATATGCTGCAAAGAGTGTCGCAGGTGCATCCGATGTAACCTTGACAAACAGTAACGCCACGTCAGATGAATCACGCCAAAGCGTATTGGAATTTACTGGAACACTGACTGGAAACATCAATGTTTTACTTCCAACAGTGGAATCAAGATATATAGTTTACAACAACACAGCAGGCAGTTACACGTTAACTGTGGCAACAACAGGAAACACGGGAACTGGTACGGCAGTTGTTCAAAGTTCTCACGCCTTGATGTACAGCAATGGAACTTTTGTCAAGGATGTATTTGCCCAAGGCATTAATAATTTAGTCTGCAAGGGAACTCTATCCGTTGCTGGTGCGGTAGAACTGGACGGTGGCAATGTTACCATTAATGAGACAGGTGATGCTAAAGATTTTAGAGTGGAGTCAGATGACAATACTCACTGTTTATTTGTTGATGGTTCTGAAGACAAGGTTGGAATACTTAACAGCAGTCCTTCCGTGGCTTTAGATGTAACGGGTGCTGTAACAGCATCTGGAACTATTACAGGAAACTTATTTTCTGGAAGTGGTCAGGATGTTACAAAAGTCATTCCGGCAGGTGGAATCATCATGGCTGGATTTGCTTCCGAACCGACAAAATCAGACAGTTCAACAATACGATTTTTATTGTGCAATGGACAGGCAGTCAGCAGAACAACATACTCAGCTTTATTTTCTGCTGTCAGCACGACATTCGGGGTTGGTGACGGATCATCCACATTCAACGTACCGGACATGCTTGGTCGTATGCCGATAGGAAGTGGAGCAGGTTCTGGACTGACATCTAGAACTCTAGGAGTTAAAGTTGGTGCGGAAAACTTGGCAGGTGGAAGTAATGTAGCCTCTGGAAGCAATTACAGTTATGCCATTACCAATCCAGCGACTGGAGTGAACTTCTTTATCGCAACAGAAAAGTAACATGCCAATACAAAAAATTCAATTCCAACCGGGATTCGATAAGCAAAATACGGATATCACGGCAAAGGGAAAATGGATTGACGGTGATAAGGCCAGATTTCGATATGGTTATCCGGAGAAAATTGGTGGATGGGCGAAAGTATCAACAACGACTTTCATTGGAGTGGCAAGAGAGCAAGTTGCTTGGAACTCATTGGATGGAACGGCTTATGATGCTTTTGGAACGAACAAGAAACTGTACATATACAATGAAGGCAACTTCTTTGATGCGACACCAGAGAGGTCATCAGACGATATTACAAGTGTTTTTACAACTACAAATGCATCATCCGTTTTTACGGTAACGCATTCATCCCACGGTGCTGCGGAAGGTGATTACGTCACCATATCAAGCACCAGTGCCACCATTGGTGGTGTTGCCGCAGGAACTGTGGACGGTGAATACGAGATAGCATCCGTGCCAACAACATCCACTTATACGGTGGATATTGGAACGAATGCCTCTTCATCCGTTTCCACGACAGGAAACTGCACGGTAGCCTATGACACGACAGCAGGTCGAGACAAGGCTTTGATTGGATATGGATGGGGAACAGGAGCATGGGACTCAGCCAATACTTGGGATACTCCAACATCATCTTCCACAGTGACCATTGCCCTTAGAAATTGGGCGATAGATACTTGGGGAGAAGATTTGATTGCCCAAGACATTGATGGTGGAATTTACGTTTGGGATACATCCGATGGTGTGCTCACAGCATCTAATATAGCAACAGCTATAAGCGGTGCACCGACAAAATCAAAGTTTGCCATTGTATCCAACCCAGACAGACATTTAGTTTGCATGGGAACGGAGACAACAATTGGAAGTACATCCTCGCAAGATCCAATGTTCATTCGTTGGTCTGATCAGGATGACTATACCTCGTGGTCAGCAACAGCGACCAACTCGGCAGGATCACAACGAATTACCGATGGCAGTGAAATTGTTACTGCTGTTCGTACAAGAGGTCAGATACTTGTTTTAACCGACACATCAGCACATGGCATGGCGTTCATTGGAGCACCATTTACTTTTGGATTTCAGCAATTAGGATCAAACTGTGGGGCTATCAGCCCTCATTGTGCGATGGATGTTGGGGGAATTGTCTACTGGATGAGCAGTGATGCTTTCTATAAATTTGATGGTACAGTAAGGAAGATACCATGCACGGTAGAGGATTTTATTTTTGATAACATAGAGCCAAAGCAATATGCACAAGTGTATGCAGGATCTAATTCCGCCTTTGGTGAAATATGGTGGCTGTATTGCACAACAGCATCGAATCAAAATGATCGGTATGTCATATACAATTACCAAGAAAATCTTTGGTATACGGGATCAATAGGCAGAAGCACATGGATTGATTCTGGAACGTATTCACTTCCTTATGCAACAAAGTATGACGGCAGTGCCAATACAACGGTCTATGTCCACGAAAGTGGAACAGACGATGATGGATCAACATTGACATCCTATATTGAAAGCGGGGACTTTGACATAGGTGAAGGTGATCAGATCATGTTCATTAAAAGGGTGATACAGGATTTCAAGGGACAGGTTGGTAATGTTAATATTTCACTGAAGTCAAGATACTATCCAACAGATACACAGACAACTAAAGGCCCATTCTATATGTCAACATCGACACAGCGTTTTAATCCTCGAACACGAGGAAGACAGATTGCTATTCGTGTGGAAAGCAATGGATATGACGGTGTGAACAATGATGCAACATCGGAGAATTGGCGTTTAGGAACACTACGATTTGAAGTACAACCAGATGGAATGAGATAATGAGCAAGATAACAAATGTAAGACTGCCTTCACCTTCCGTTGAATACAATGTTCAGCAAATGAGTGAGTTAATCAGAGCAATTGAAACAGTTATTCTGACTCTTAACACAAGTTATTCAGCAGAGGAAAACAAGCTCGTAATGGAGAGAATGGTTTTTCTATTTGGAGACTAAATGGCAACAACGAACACATATACGAATGCAAAGGCTGTCCTAAGAGGTAAAACAACTGTCTATACCGCACCTTCGGCTGGAACATCTATCATCAAGTCGATTAGAGTATCGAACAACGATGAGGAGAATGACAGAGAAATTACACTAACATTAACAGACAGCGATTCAGTGGTATACTACTTGGAGATTAACAGAAAAATACAGAAGAAATCATCGCAGGAGATTCTGGCGGCAGGAAACATGCAGACGGATTCAGCCGATTCCTCCGTGAGTTCTTCCACACCGATTATTCT